GATATTCGTAGTTCCCATTAAAAGAAACTGAACCCAAATAATTCCAAGTATAGCCTTCATTTGTAGAGTAGTCCACATCTACGGAATTACCATCTCCATAGATATCTAATCTTAACCAAATTTTACGCCTTAAGAAGTCATTCATCGTAAAATCTTTAGTTGTAAACCAGCCATCTATAGCAGAGCCATTTTCATCATTTAAAGTATAATCCCATTCGTAAATATATCCATCTTTATCTCCTAATAAGTTAGTAGGAGAAAGGCTATAATACACTCTATCATCCCACCTTGCAGTCTGAAAGTCCCAAGTCCCTGGTAAAGTATCCCAAGTTGAATAGGATTGTTTTTGGTAATAACCTGTCCTTGAAATATTTTTTCTTGAGTTTCTATACCAAGTTTTTCTAATATAGTTATAAACCCATTCTGTATCGGGATAAGTAGAACCAACTGAAGGCACAAAGAGATGATACTCATCTAACTCTTCAATTACTAAAGCGTGGCAATTTCCTATTTTCTCTGAGTTCATTATTGAGAAAAGCTCATCTTTTATTGGCTCTCCTATATCTTCAACAGTAATTCCATTAAAAGCATAAACATTATCCCAACCTAAAAAGATAAGCTCATCTCCTAAACTTCCAATACTTGCTCCTGTAGGAGTGCCTATTCCTGAAACTTTTATATCAAAGTTAAAGATTTCAGATGTTCCTACTAAATAACCTGAATAGATAGAACGTTCTTTAAAAACTATTAGTCTATCCCCTAAAATTTCCATTCCTGTAATCCAGTCTGCACCTTCAGCTAAATCAATATATCCCGCATTAGAATTATTAATTGTCCAACTTTCTGGGTTTCCAGTATCACACCATTGCACTCTTTGAGGATGAGCCATTGTATCGTAAGTATACCCCAAAACTAAATAATCCTTATATTTTCTCATAAACTTTGCTTTAGGTGGATTTCCCCCTAAATTTGTCATTACTCCTGTTGCATCCCATTTTTTGATTGGATTTACATAGTTAGTAACAATAAATAAATCGTTCATAATTTCAGCATAGAATAAATTATCTTCATCTCCAGTATAAAGTTTTCTAATACAATAACTTTGTCCTGATTCCGTTGGTCCTTGATAATTTGAAGTTAAGGTAATCTGCGTATCCGAATCTACGCTTTGAATTGTATACCAAGTGGTAATTTCATTTGGGTCAGTTGAGCCTACACCGAACTTATCACCTGCAGAGACATTACCAGACCAAGATGTCCCTGAGCCTGTAACCACCGCTGAACCATTAGTAACAGAGACTGTGCCTGTAGTATAACAATCGGTGATAAGCTTCCAAGTATTTGAGCTTACATCATAATAATAGGCATCATCGGTAGTAATAGCAATTAACCTTTCTGTGCCATCAAATTTATAATATTGGTCTAATAACATAATCGGTCCATTTAAAGGTAGATTTGAGCCTTTAGTAGTATAACCTTCAATTTTCTTAAGATTAGAGAATTTATCAATATAGATATTCCTACAGTCAGTAAGTTCCATATCATTAATTAGAGTTCCTGCCAAATTGTAGCGTAAACCTTTTAATGGAATATAAAGATTTGCTTGCATATTAAATTCCTATTGCTCCTATCTCCTCTTCAGTTAGACCTAAAGTTTTAAGTTTTGCGATTGCGGATTGTCTTAATTGTTCTTTTCTTTGTAATTCCTCATTAACAGAAACATCACTTGCAGGCAAAGGCAAATCATCCTCTTTAAATTCTGTTTTATTCGTTTTACAATCTACAATATATCCTCTCATATTACCCCCTTATTCTTTTTAGGATAAATTTTGAACCTGCACCAATCCCATTGGTTGCAGAAGCAGATACTCTTAAAGAAGTTATTTTAGTTATTGTTGACGCCTTCCTTCCCCAAAGCATTTCTCCGCATACACCTGGAGCGGTTGATTGTTCGGATGCAGTTGAGATATATCTAAACAATCCATTTATAACTTTTATATCTGTAAAAACATTAATATAATCACCTGCCACTGTAATAGCAATATAAGAAGCGTTCGCCCTGCCTGCGCCAATTGTTGTTCCATCTGCGTATAACCTTTGATAAGAATAATTACCTGCGGTTGTATCTCCGTTAACATACAAAGAATAATAGCAAGTTGCACCAGAATTATTTACAATAGCACTTTCTAAAATATACCCGCCATCTATATCACTATCTAATCCTGTAAAATCTACATAGTCACAGTTAGAAGAAATGGTTATTTCGGAAATTATAGGCGTTAAACTACTCTTTTTTACCTTCTTCTTCGCATAACTATCCTCGCTATCCTCAATCAAAACTATATCATTATCAGAAAGAGTAGTTTTTTCGGTTAAAGCGTTGATTTCGCCTGTTTCTGCTTTTTGAAAGAAGTCAGAAGCGTCTTTGTTATCTACTTTATCCGCATTATTTGCGTTATTTACGCTAAATTGTGCAGTTATTTCTGTCCAACTTCCTGCTTCCTTACAAACATAAAGTTTATAAGTATCTGTAGCATAATAGACCTGATTTAATTTAGGAGAAGTGGGTTTATCTGCGTCTAATCCAGAATAAATTCTTGCTGAACCAGTAGAGTGCTCACCTACATCAGTTTTACCTGTTTCATCGGAATAGAATTGATGTTCAACTGCTAACCTTTCTCTAATCGCAGTTTTGAAATCTCTTATTTCATCATCTCCACGAGAAATGTTATCTCCACCAGCAGGCTTGGATTCATCCCAATTTTTTGTAAAAGCCATAACTTACCTCCCTTTTAAAATCGCTTCTATCGTGCTTAATCTCTTTTCTAAATTTACCTCTAATTCTTGATGATGGTATAGATGATTTTTCATATCAACTTTCAAGTCTTTAATATCTTCTTTAATTCCTGAAATGATGTATAAAATTAAAGTTATAAGAATAGGGGTAATAAATCTTAAAACTACACCTATACCATTAAGGTTATCTTTAGTTTGAGAGTTCATCACCACCTCCAAGATACCTTAAATCCCCAATACTTTTGAGAACCTGCCCATTCTGGGGTCTCGCAGTAGCCTATTTGAATTTGAAGTTTATAGACTGTAAATGCTCTAACTACTTTGAAGACCCCTGTGACAAGTTTTTTGAGATACCTGCCCTAATAAACATACCCATCAAAGCAGTCACTATCAAATTCCAGTTAAGCTCTCCGCCATCAATCCAAGCAACAATACAACCTAAAATAGTGATAATCCCCGTGATGTAAGTTTTTTTGCCTGCTAACCATTCACGAATTTTTTCAAACATTTTTTCCCTCCTTTCATTCTAATGGGTTGCGGAGTTCCACATTGAGAACAAATCCACCTTTTTCCATCTCTAAACTGAACGGTATGAACTCTACAATTTACACAAACAAAATCCATTCTTGTTTTTCTTTTCTTTTTTATTCCCACAATTTTTTAACCTCAACTGCTTTAGGAAGTTTAAAATCTTCCATTCTTTTTGCTTCAATCTTCCAATCACAACCTGGATTTAAACATATTACATATTTATCTTGTAAGGCTAACAACTTTCTTCCACATCTTGGGCATCCATCATTCATACGCCTATCTTTTAAAATCTCTGCCTCTGCACAAAGCCAATCTCCTAATGCTGACCCTGGAATACCTTTTTTAAGTCTTTCTTGGTAAATTTCATAGGCTCTTTTTTCTATTTTTTGTTTAAGTTCAGGATTCATTTAATCCTAACTTTTAGTCTTGGCGTATAAAATGTATATCTCTTTTTACCTTCTCTACGCATAAGTATTGTTAACTCGTCATTATATTTTGTAGTCCATTCTGCAGTCTTATCAGGTTGATGAAAATAATGGAATCCATCTGCAGTTGCTCCATTAATTAAAAGATTAGCCCAAAATTTACATAAATCATTCTGTTCAGTATTTGCATTAGTTAAATCATCAAGATAAGCATAATATTTAAGTTTTAATGTATATACACCATCAGGAATAGGATAAAGCCAATAAGCATTATCCCATACCCAATAGTTTGTAGGTTTACCTGTTTTATCTGTCTGAGTATAGGAACGCTCTGCTTCTGAACCTACCCATTTAATAAGATAGTATTTAGTTGTTCCTGAAACTAACCACATATGGAGTTCATCTTTATAATCAGTAGGTAAAGTATAGTTTTGTTGACCTGAAATTGTAGAGACTGTCGTAGTTTTCTCCATAAAAGAGAAATTATCAATATTACAAATCTGTTTCTGTCTATTGTTAAGCCAGGACAATACTAAATCATCTGTTGCGTCTGCTCGGTTGAGATTAGCCTGAACTCTGGCAATAATTTCGGATACCGTCATATTCCTCCTTTCAGTGCAACCCGTTGCACTGCACTTATCTTAAAAATGTAGCTAAAAACTCCTTTGCTTTCTCCTTCAATTCCTCCATTATTTCTTCAAAAGTAATATCACCTATTTTATTACCTTGTTCATCATAATTTAAAATATCGTATAATTGTTTAGGATTCGTTATTCCTTGTTTAATTACACTTTGAATAGCCTTTTTTCTTGAAATCCTTATTTGTTCTGGAGTCGGCTTCATCATCCATTCTTGAGCTTTCTTCTGGCGAGAAAGAGGAATTTTTTTTCCTTGTTGATAACCTGTCGGACCTAAAAACCACATTCTTTGTAAAATATCAAAAATCTGAGTAGGACTAAGTTGAGTATAATCTATTCCTGCTCCTCCTAAATAATGATTTAAAAGAATATCCGCATATTTGCGAGCATAATCTTCATAGATTGCAGGTTGTTTTATGATATCTTTTAAAGTTAGCCTTTCAGGCTCAGCAAAAAATCTTTGCACATCCTGAACTGCGATATTAGTCAATCCTAAAGGTCCATAAGCATAACCGCCAGGATGAACATAAGTAGTAGGAACGGGCTTACCTGAAGTCTCTAAATATGCTAACCCTTGTCTTAAAAACTTCCAAAGCCTCTCATCCAAAGGTTTATAATTGGTTCGTTTTGCCATGCTAAAATAGTTAAATCTGTTTTATTTTTTCTTATGTTTAAAGTATTCAATCTGCCTGAGTCTGCGGACCGCTTCTGCTCTTGTTTTGTATGGTCTTGATAAACGTTTCCCTTTTTCACTATACACCACATATCCTTTTGGAGTTTTCCGTATCATTTTTTTCTCCTTTTTGGAATAGTCTTCACAACTTTACTTCCTACATAGCGGATATGTTCTGCTTTAGTTCTTCCACCTCTTGGACCAACTCCTGCTGTTTTCTGCACGTGAATATAAACATCAGGACGAGGTTTAATTGTTCTCCATTCTCCCACTTTCATTGCAGGCTCATTTCCGATTGCGTGTCCTGGATTATATCCCCGTGCTCCTGGTTCTCTACATTTGGGCATTGTTCACCTCCTTATTAGTAATCATAAGACTCATTTTACTCTTAAGAATTTAACTATTTTATGTATCGCCTGCATAAGCCAACCGAATGTTCCTTCGGTATTGTGTCCCTCTGTATCCACATCCCAAGGATTAGTTGAAGAACCTGCCTCATGAAGTAATTCTCCCATAGAACCATTTTGGTTATATTGTTGTTCGTCAGCATTCCATACTCCAGAAACAATTTCATCAACATTTACCGAAAGTTCTGCTCCACCAATTTTGATTTCTGCACCTATCAAACCTTTCCCTCTTAAATCCGCATTTGAAATTTGACCCGCATTATCAACTATATCGGCAGATATATACATTCCCCCTGCAAGATTTGCATAAGATATATTTCCTTCTGCGGTAATAGTAGAGTAAATATTTACCACTGCATTTATCCCTGCGTCAATAATATCTCCACCCGCAGTAATAGTTGCGGAAGCAGGAAGTATTGCTTTTACATCCGCTTCTGTAATTTCTCCTGTGCCGTAAATTTGACTTTCTATATTTACCGCACCCATTATACCTGCGGATAAACTTCCATCAGCACTAATCGTAGAACTTAAATTGGCTTTTGCAGATATATCAGAAACTAAACTTCCTGAACCTTGAATTGTAACTTCTCCATATTTCCCACCCGCAAGATTCGCCCCTGTTATATTACTTGAGCCATTTATATCTTTTGATGTCGTTCCTAAACCACCTGCTTTTAAAGGCGGATGGATAGCATAACTTCCACAATATCCTACAGGAATAGAGCATAAATCGGATATATGGGTATTTGTAAATCTTGAAAGCATTAACTCTGGTTTATTAAATTGCGCCCTATCATAAGCCCCATATAATCCGCCCCTAAATTTTACGGGATAATGAGCATAATAATATCCAATATTTAGTAAGGACATATTAATCCCACCCAAAAGTTATGAAACCTGTGACCATTGTTCTATAACTTAAACTATTTGCAAAAACTAAAATTCCTAAATATGCACCATCATAAATTCTTGGTAGTGAAGGTAATTCTTTTATACATTCTCTTTCTCCCAATAAATATGCTTGCGGAATAGAAATATCAATTAAAGGTTTACATAAAACTAATGTAGCGTATCCTGAACCCATTCCTTTGGATAATTTTACCCATTGGATAGACCGAATTCCTGTATCCCCTTCTGCTAAAGGTAAAAACGGACCATATCTACCTGCACCTGAACCTGAATGCGTTATATGGTTTAAAGGAGAAGATGGAACTAAAGAAACATTTATAGGTAAAGTCCTGTTTGAAACTCCATCTTGATTAGTATAACTAATAGTCAAGATTGATGAAGTTGAACCAGCAGCAGTAGTAGTGACCAAAAATGCTCTCACACCTTTACCATCTGTATAGCGTGGTAAACTTACAGAGTTAGTTAAATTTTGCTGTGAAGTAGTATTCAAATTGATATAGCGATAATAAAGTAGGTAATCACAAAGCAAGAATATATTTCCTGACCCAGTAGCCCCAGAAAGTTGCCAATTTAAAATATGTTTTGTAGATGGAGAAACATTCCCGCCGTGATATAACGCACCTTGTGATGAATCAGTTAATTGTATTGCAGTTAAATTAGAACCAGAATAAGTATTTGCAACAGGATGTCCATCCAACATACTATAATCATACCAGTAAGATGCGGTTGGACCTGTAGCAATGTATTTTGAAAAATATGCGGTATAGGTTTTATCTCCTGTTAAACTAGAAACTATTTGGTCATACGCTTGAAATGGCATTTTCTTCCTTTTGTTTTTTAATTTTCTCAATTAGAATATCTATTACTTCTTTTAATTCATTTAAACTTTCCTCATCAAAAATTCTAAAAGTTTCTCCGTTTTGTATCGCAAAAACAATAGGAAAAGCCTCTATCGGATTTTTAGGAATTTTGTATTCAGATATTAAACTATCGTTTATAAGTATCATATATCACCCCCACGCTACTTCTATATATCCATAGATATTTGAACTCGCAGCAGTAGCAGCCCCCGCAAAGAACAATAATCCTAAAAATGCTCCGTCTTGAACCCGTGGTAAAGATGGCAGTTGGTTTAAAAAATCTCTTTCTGAAGCAACAGAAGCAGAAACAATAGGAATAGCACATAAGGGTTTACATAATACTAAACAAGCAGTTCCAGCACCAGAAGCAGCAGATAATTGAACTGACTGGACGCTTCTTATACCATAATCTCCACTTGCAAGTGGTAAAAATGGTCCATAGTTATTTGCCGCTGTTCCGCTATGCGTAATATGTCCTACAATAGCAGAAGCAGTGCAGGCGACCGTCACAGGTAAACTCCTTCCCGAAGTTCCTGCTTGGTTAGTATATGACATAGAAAAATTATGAGCAGTTGCACCTGTTGTAGTTGTAACTACCAAAAACGCCATCACTCCTTTTCCATCAGTATATCTTGGCAGTCCTACAGGATTAGAAAGAGTTTGAACAGAAGAACTATTCATATTGATACCAGGATAGAATAAAAGAAAATCACAGATTAGCCATACCCCTGGAACTGCAGTTGAAACTGCGGAATATACTCCTGCATTAACGATATGCTTTGTGTCAGGAGAAACATTTCCTCCGTGCCACATCGCACCCGTAGAAGTATCCGTTAGTTGCGTAGCAGTTAAAGAAGTTCCGCTATATGTATTCGCAACAGGAGTTCCATTTAAAATACTCATATCATACCAACGACCCGCAGTATAAGCGGTTGAACCTGTAATTTTATTCCATTCTATTCGCCAAAACTTTCCACCTGTCATTTCATTTACTAAGTCATCTATTGAAGAAAAACCCATATTTCACCCCCTTAGTGATAGATAAAACTTAATTTCCCAATAAATCTTGAAGATGCAGCGATTGCTGCACCTGCAAAGATTAAAAACCCCAAAAATGCTTCATCTTCTATAACTGGTAATCTCACACAATCAATTAGTTGATGTTGTTCCACAGAAGATAAATAATAATAAAATGGTAAAGAGGTAAGAGGCTTACAAAGCACTAAACATCCATATCCTGCACCCATACCGCTATCAAAAGTTATACTTTCTACTTTCCTAATTCCTGTATCACCTTCTGCTAAAGGAATGAATGGTCCGTATTGAGAAGCAAGAGTTCCTGCGTGAAGAATTTGGGTGACTATTGAAGCAGGAGTTAGTTGAAGAGTATAGGGTGTAATTTTCCCTTCTACTCCATCTTGGTTAGTATATTTTATCGTCATACCAATTTGTGAAGGTCCTGCTTCAATCTGGCAAACCAAAAATGCCATTACCCCCTTTCCGTCGGTATATCTGGGTAAAGTTATAGTGTTATCCAACACTTGTTCATCAGTTGAATCAAGGTCAATAAAAGGATAAAACAAAAGGTAATCACAAAGAATAAAATATGATGGATAACCTGTGGAGGAAGTAGTATCCATTCTTGCTAAAAGCAGATACTTTTTACGAGGAGAAACATTTTCTCCGTGATACAATGAACCCACTTTTCTATAATCTAATGCGGTAGCGGTCAAAGTAGAACCTACATAAGGATTGCTTCCATAATGACCGCTGAGCATACTTCCGTCATACCATCTTCCTGCAGTTGCCGCAACTCCTCCCCAGTTTTTATGAAAATAGCAATCCCAATATCTACCTTCCTCAACCGCTCTGACTATATCTCTGACGGTGAGCGCCACTCATTCCTCCTTTCCCTACACAGGTAGCAGACATATTAGCGATTACAGGTGATTTTTCGTGTTCACAATTTCTTATAATTTTATCATCCTCAATCTTGACTTCTTTTTTACAAACCGAACAAACATAAGTAAACATTAATCCTCCTCTACTACTAACGCACCAATCGCAAACTGCGGTTGGATTAAATTAGAGACATTCAAAGAAGCATTTAATGCCCCTGAATATAGAATCTGTCCAGCACCAGTAGAAGAAGTTCCAATTGATACATGAGTAATAGTATTAGACCCACCTGTGCATTGTGGGAACTGAATTAACGCAGCATTAGAAGCCTGATTTCCATTAATCGTCCAACCAGTAGAATCTTTAGCAACTGCCACTCTGGCATAACCAGTATAATTTGCTTCACTTGTATTTTGGCTTCCTGATTCTCCGGGGTCTGCAGTATGTAATGCTAAATAAAGATTGGACTGCGTTCTCCAAGATGGGTCATAGTTGTTCAGGAACATTATTTTGATTACATCGTTCTCCGTTGTATTGCTCTTACTCATTTTTACACCTCCTTTAATTAAAATACATTTGAAAAATAATCATAGGTTAAATTTGCTCGGTTAGCCCAAAACGTCGAATATCCCGCAGTTCCTTTTACATATCGAAACGTATTGTTATATTCCTTTAAAATATACCACTCTCCGTCTTTAGTAATAAATCCATAGTATTTAGTTTCACCTGAATCGTCTACATCCGCACAACGATATTTTTCTAATACTCTAAAATCATTAAAATCTATTAAACTATTTAATCTATCAATCAAAATATCAGTTCCATCTATAAATTTGTCACTCATTAGCCACCAAACCTTTTCATTTCTTCCTCAAGTCTTTTATCTTCAATAATCTTTTGTAATCTGAGTTCTTTATAGCGGATTCCTTTTTCACGCTCTAATAATCCTGCTTTTAATATTTCTACTTCTTTTTGGGCGTTTTCGGCTTGGGACAATTTTTCGTTGGCTTCAGCAAGTTTGGTTTCTGCTTCAGAAAGTTTCTTTTTTAATTCTATTTCCTTATCTTGATTTCTTTTTAAAAGAGAAGCAAGCTCTTGAAGTTTAGTAGAGTCAATTCCTTTTGAAAGTTCAGCTCTTAAAAGGTTTAATTCAGCTTCTTTTGTTTCTAAGTCCTTTTTCTTTTTTTCAACTAAACTGATTTCTTTATTCAAAAAATCTCTCTCAGCATTTAAAATTATCTGTTGTTGTTTTGCGTTTTTTATCAATTCATTTAAAGAAAAAATTAAGTTCTCTGCTTCGCTGTCTTTTTTTTCAAGTTCTAATTTTAAATTTTCCAAACTTTGTTCTCGTTCTGCAAGACTTTTTTCTTTTTTTTGCAATTCTTCCATTTTTTTATCTTGATTTTCTTTAATAGCTCGCAAATCTGAAGCTAAAGAATTTAATCTTGCTTTTTCTTCTTCTATAATTCTTTTTTCTTGAGCTAGATTCTCCCACTGCTGGTCAAGCAGAAGTTTTTGTTGAGTTTTAAAAGATGAAAAATTAAGTTTCTCTTCATCAAATTGTTTTTCCAACTCTTTAATTTCATTGATTAAATTATCTTTCTTTTTCTCTAATTCTTTAATAGCTAAAGTTGTCTTATCTAAAAGCTCAGCTTTAACGGTCAATTGGTTCTGTAACGATTGTATTTGATTCTGTAATTGCTTTATTTTTTGTTGCAATTCATCAACCATATTTCCTCCTTACGGCTGTTTGCCATATGGTTCAGCAATGATAGTTAGATAAACTATTCCTGTATTATTTGCATTTGTGCAGGTGACTTTTATTTCATCTCCCTGCATAAAAACGCATTGTCCTGTAGGTCTAAAAACATAGTTTTGAGCATTAGTTAAAGAAGTAGAATCTAATACCACATCATAATTACTTCCATCTTTACTAACAAAATTGACGGTAATAGTTTCAGTTATACCTGTGGAAGCTTTAAGAAAAATCTGACAAAGTCTAAAATTGCAATTAAATGATGTGGTATAACTCAATCCTGCAGTTGCTAAATTCTGACTGGTAGTTACTCTTAAATATTGGACAACTTCTGACATTTTCCCCTCCTTTTAAGTTCTAAAATAATGTTTTATATCTGTTCTGGGAGATTCTGCCTTCATCTCCTCAAATCCTAACTTATCTAAGCAATTTTTACATACTAAAATACCAGGAGTAGCAGGGTCTTCGGTGAGTTCTTCAATTAAAAATGCTTTATAACATCTATCGCAACGATATTTAGCTACAACTTGCTTTAAGTCTTCTAAGCCCATCAAATACCTACTTTCATATACAAAATTTCTTTAACTTTTGATTTTATTCTATTGAAAATTCTATCTGGACTATCATAAGTGAAACATATATAATCCCGTCTTTCCACGCTTTCAGGGTCAGGATGAGAATACATTAATGCTCTCTGATGTTTAGGAAACAATACCGCACAAGGCTTGTTTAAAACATTTCTAATACAATTTAATCCAGAAGAAAATCCCATATAGTAGTCAAGTCTATCTAAAATTCTAATACAATCAGAAATGGTAGTTCTACCTACCAAATCTATTAAAGGAAAATCCTCAGGAAGTAGACCTTTTATTTCTTGAATTGTATCTATGTCCCAATATCCACCTAAAGCAACGAACACAAATTCAGGGAATTCTTTGTGAACAAGTTTTAAGAATTCAACCCAAGTTTCAGGCATCCAAGCATTCCAATTACGAATTCCTTGAATAGAAGCGGTATGAAATCCAAAGGAAGGTTGAGTAAGTTTTAAATTTAATTTTTCTTCTTCAAGATTGATTTTAAAATGGAAGTTTGCGTCTAAGTCAGGAAGCCAATCTCTCAAAGGTTTGCCACTCTCTAAATGTTTGTTCGCCTCAATATAAATAATATCATCTCCAAATGCATTTAAATAATCCTTCCAAGTCTGTAATGGACCAAGTCTCGCTTGTTGTAAAAGAATGTCTTGATAACTATGCACACCTACCTTACCTACACAATTCGGCAGTAAATCACAGAAAGCTTTAGTTCTTTGAGGAAAATCAGGAGGTGAATATACTTCCCACTTAACATCGGGAATAGTAGAAAGTTTTACCCAAATCCAGATGAAGTCACCTAACCAATGCCAGCAGGCACAGCCAACTTAATGACTTTGCTGTCTGGCATCATACGGCATCACCTCCTTAAGTTTAGGAGTAAGTTCAAATATTAATCTTCCTTTTTATGCTTTGGCGAAAATAGCTTCTTTTATTACTTCATACTTATACCAATTTTTTTCCAATTTTTCAATTAGCAGTTTTTTTATATTTAGCGAGTGGCACTCGATAATATATTCTGAAACAACTCTAAATATCTCATCAGGAACATAAGCTAAATGTATTTCTCGTCCTTCAACATCAACTTTCACAATATCTACTTTTTCTCCCAAAAAAGCTAAAAGCCAAGCAAAATCATCTGCTCCACGAATTTCTAACTCAATTAACTCAACCTCTTTGGTAAAGAACTTTTTTAAATGTTCTTTTACAGATTTAGGGAATTCTATATCTACGCAATAGACTTTCTTTGCTCCTTTAGAGAAAAAGTATTCAGCAGATGTTCCTACATCTGCACCAATATCAAGAATCACTTTATCTCTAAAGTCAGTAAATCCTAAATGCTGTTCATAATTCTCGTAAAGATTTTCAAACATCTACTTACGATTGTGTTCCTACTACTGTTCCTTGTGCATCTTGGTCAGTAGGAATAGCATTATGAATTCTTAATTTCCCATTAGAGTCAACCCAAAGATAATAGCTAGTAATTGTTCCACTATCGTTGACAGCATCTAATCTCAGAAGCCCAGGTTTATTTGCTTCTGCTTCTGCGCAAGCTGCTATCCCTCCTTGTTTAACATTCATATCATTTTGATGTGCAGCAGTAGAATTATCTCTACCAAAATGAGTAATAGCCATTCTAACCTCCTTATTAGTGCAACCCGTTGCACTGGAGTATAAGCTCCAGCACAACGGGTTTAATTTCTGTTATGCACCTGGAGAGCCAAATACCCCTCTCCAATCTGTCCAACCTACTGAGAACCTCGTTAGGACCGAATAGAGAAAATCTTTGGTATTGAAATCTCTATCCGAGTCGGTCTGAAGTTCTTCTCGGTTGTAGAAGACCAAACCGTGCTGAGCTTTGTCAGTAAGCAAAAACCAAGCATCTGGGTCGGAAAGTCTATTCCATACGATGATTTGAAGTCCCTGAGTTGCTAACCAGTTATCTGCACGGTTTGCGGTATCAGGTCTTCCAGCTGACTTAATTAACTCCCAAGCTGTCCTTTCCAGTTGTGGAGGAACTAATAAATATCTGGGTTGAATATCTAAGAGTTCTCCTCTATCACCAACAGTCAGCCTCATCGTATAGAGAGCTTCCTCCAAGGAACTTACTGACAAATCTGCAGCTGTAGTGAGCTCATTCTGATATGTGCCACCTCCAGCTAACGGGTGACTTGTATCAAAAAGAGGCTCACCATCTCCACCGCTCATCATTGCAGTTCCTGTAGCGGTAAACCCATTATTGAACACATCAG